GGTTCTTATTAAATTATAAGATAAGCGAAAATCGCGATATAGTAGATAAAACCATTTCAAATATGGAACAATATGTTCGTCGTTTATTTACTGATAGCAGTGAAACTTTACACGAAATGTATGAAACTGCCAAATTGGCTGATAATAGTGGTACTGAAATTACAGATGATGATATTGAACGTTTGTATGCGGAAGATGAGCAACAAGAAATTGAAGATACTTTAGATGAAACTGAACTTGAAAATATGTTCAAGCAGGTGGATGATGAATACAACAAGTAATTCAGTAGAGACGATTTTAGATCGTTATTATAATACTTTTATGGAGCGTAATGACATGGAACAAATTGTTGTTACTCCACAATATGTTGATGATCATCGTGAGGAAATGGAAAATATGGTAAGAATATTTACCTTATATCCAGATTATTTAATTGATTTAATCACACCTCATGGTTCATATTTTAAATTATTTTTCTACCAGCGTATATTTTTGCGTGTCGGTATGCGTTATCAGGAAGTATCGGGGACATTCCCTCGTGCCTATTCAAAATCCTTTTTGGATTTTATATTAAATGTTATTAAAGGTATTGTATTACCTGGAGCAAAAGGTTTCGTTTGTGCTGATACTAAAAAACAGGCGGCAATGATCGTAGAAGAAAAAATGAACGAAGTTTTCCGTTTATTCCCATTCTTTGTTAATGAGCTTAATATTAGTGATGTTGATAAAGCCAAAAAGAAGTATGGTAACGTGGGTTCAGACTACGCCGAAATGAAATTCCGCAATGATAGCCAGATGGATATTGTTAATACATCTAATGCTGGTCGTGGTGGAAGACGTCATTTAGGTAACTTGGAAGAGTTTGCATTTATGAATGGTGATAACGTTAATGAAGTTGTTATTCCATTATTGAATGTAGATAGAAGAACTGCGGCTGGATTATTAAATCCGACGGAACCACATGCACAACAGATTATGATTACTACTGCGGGATATAAAGGAACTTATGCTCATGACCGTGTGTTAGAGTGTTTAGTTCGTATGGCAACGGAACCAGGGCGTGCGTTTTGTTTTGGAGGAGATTATCGTATCCCTGTAATGCATGGATTGCTTACTGTAGATAAGGTTAAAGACAAGATGCAATCATCTTCATATAAACTTGAATCATTCCTTCGTGAATATTGTTCTGTATGAACTGGTGGTAGTGAAGATAGTTATTATTCATATTCTCAAATAGATAAATGTAGAACTTTAATTCGCCCCGAGTTTAAAGCGGAGCAAGGTTTTAATGGTTTTTATGTATGTGCAGTCGACGTTGCGAGATTTGAAGGTGACCAGACCGTAGCGGAAATATTTAAAGTTTATACAGAAGGTGAACGTTATAAAATACATTTAGTTAATCTTAAATTATTAAACGGTACTCACTTCAGAGATCAGGCTGCGATGATTAAACAGATGGATTTGGATTTTGATTTTAGAGCAATCGTAATGGATATTAATGGTAATGGTGCTGGACTTGCGGATTATATGATCGATGAGCAAGAGCTAAATGGTATATATTATCGTCCATATGGTTTTTTGAATAAAAATAAGTATTCTCCTACAGAAAAACGTGGAAATGTGCGAAAATTGTTCGGAATTGAAGCAAATCGAACATTAAATAGCGAAATTTATGTAAATGCACACATAATTTTAAGTTTAAAACGTGTTTCTTTACTATTAAATGAGCGACAAGCACGTAGATATTTTGGTCGTTATAAAACTTGGACTAAATTAAACCCTGTAAAACAGGCTACTAAACTTATTCCTTATGTGCAAACGACAAAACTTCAAGACCAACTTTCTAATTTAAAAGCAGGTTTAGATACAAATTCAACTATAGTGCTTACGCGTATCAATAGCCATGTTCGTAAAGACTTAGTATCTGCTTTTGTATATGGATTATATTATATTAATCTTGAAGAAGAGAAAGATCGTAAGTCTAAGAACAGAGACTGAAGTAAAGCACAATACAGTTTTTTAAATTAGGAGGTGAAAAACGTGGATGTAGAAAAATTTGCTCAATATAGTAAAGAACATTTATCTGAGTTTAGAAAATCTATTCAAGCTATGGGTGAACCTGTTAAAAATGGTACAATTGAAATTCCTGATAGTTCAAGACTTATAAAAGGACATAGACCATTTTTATCACCTAAACCTTGTGATATTATTAAGACACCATTAAGTGATGTATTAGCTTGGCGTAAATATTCTCGTCTATATTTTGCCCATCCTCTATATCGTAGATTACTTGAATATTTTGCTTATCTATATTATAATTATTATATAATTTCTCCTATCTTTGATGATAAAAAACCTAACAAGAAGAAATTATTAAAAGATTATAATGCTGCTCTAAGAACATTAGACGAAGATATCCAAGTAGAAACTTTTACTAATAAATGTTTATTAGATTTATTAATAGAAGGGCAAACATTCTATTATAATGAGGAATATAAGAAAGGGGCTAATTCTTATTACAAACCTATTCAATTACCAACAGATTATTGTAAAATAATAGGAACTGCTGGAACGCCTGCTGTTAATATTTTCGCAGTTGATTTAACTTTTATTGATACTGCTATGGCTGAAATGACCAAAGATAATTTATTAACAATGGACGAAGTATTAAAACAATATCCTAAAGCTATAAGAGCGGCTTATAAGGAATATAAGAACGGTAAATCAGTTAATCAATGGTTTATAGTTCCAGTTGAAAATGGTATCGCTTTTAGTACAAGTGATGGAAGACCACCATTAGCATTCTTAATTAAAGAGATTGCTCGTATTGAAATGTTAGAACCATTAAAAGATGATTATATATCTACTAACTTAACTAAATTATTAGTTCAATTAATTGATATAGACAAAGAAGGAAATCCAGAAATAGATTTAGAACTTGCTGCTGAATTCCATAAGAACTTAAAAGCAGTTGCTTCTAAAAAGAATAATGTTGATGCTATTACTACTTTGGCTAAAGAAATAGACGTTTTATCTTTAGGTGAAACAGGAGATGCTACAAAGAATTATGAATTTTTGGAAACTTATTATGATCAATTCTACAAGAACGCTGGAGTATCTAGAGAATTATTTGATTCTTCTACTGCCGGAGCATTACAAGAATCACAAAAGAGGGATGCTATTTGGATGTATAAATTACGTGAACAAATTGGTGTCTGGTTTAACTTCTATTTGAATGTAACTTGTAGAAAATCAGTATTAAAAAATAGCAAATTTGTATTTTCATTTTTAGACGTGTCCTATAAGAATAGAGAGGAAATGATGAGTAGCTATATTGAAGGAGCTCAATACGGATTTAGTAAAATAGTTCCACAAGTAGCCTACGGAGTTAAACAACGCTACATAGAATCTCTAAACGCTTTTGAAAACGAAGTCCTTGATTTAGACAGCAAACTCGTTCCCCTTATGAGTTCGCATACAATGTCTGGTAAAGTGGCAGCCAACTTGCCATTAACCAAAACTGGTAATAAAGAAGCACAAGACGCCAGCGACAAGGATAACGGACGTCCAGAATTGGACAGTAATGAGAAGAAAGATTCAACTATAGCGAAGGAAGCGAGTAAATAGGAGGGAGCTACAATGAATGATTTACATAAGTATGCTACCTTTTCAGTTGATTTATTAGGTTCTCCTAAGAAAATCAATAGTGTTTTCTCAATGGGAAGAGCTCGTATCTTCTATAAGGGTATGAATCAAAATCGTTCTATCATTGAAGGTGAAGCTGCTGAGCAATTAGCATCTACAATTCCTGGTACACCAGTAATTGGTACCTACAATTATGAAACTCAAGATTTTGAAGGTCATGAATCAAACCCTAGCGCGTTTGGTTTTATACCTTTAGAGCCTCACGCTAGTTGGACCAAGTTTAATGACCGCGAGTATCTTGAGGTTGACGTGATTATATGGGATGGACGTTTTGAGGAAGCAAAAGACATCTTAAATAGTGAAAAGCATTTGTCAATGGAATTAAATCCAACGACATTAAAAGGAACATTTAAGAGAATTGGCGCTACTACTTACTATAACATAACTTATGCCGAATTTGCTGGTATAACCGTGTTAGGTGATGATGTTGCCCCATGTTTTGAAGATGCGCAATTTGTTACTGCTTATAGTGCAATGGTTAGCGCATATGCCTTATATGTTGAGGAATCACAAAAACAAAATGAAGGAGGTAAAAACATTATGGAAGACATTACTGAAGTTGTAGAACCAGAAGTAACTACTGAAACAGTTGAAGAAACTGAAGTTGTTGAAGAAGTTGTTGAAGAAACACCTGCTGAAGTAATAGAAGTTGCTGAAGAAACAATAGAAGCAGAACCTGTTGTAGAAGAAGAAGTTGTTGAAACTGAACCTGAAACAGCAGAAGAAGCAGAAATCGTTGAAACTGTTGAAGAAACTACAGAAGAAAATACTGAATTTGAATCTAAGAAGGAAGACGACGAAGAGGAAGAAGAAGTATGCCCTGAATGTGGTAAAAATCCTTGCGTTTGTGAAAACGCTTGTAACAAAGATAAGGATTACTCAGCTCTAGAAGCTGAATTAGCTGATTGTAAAGCAAAATACGAATCACTTTTAAATAAGTACAATGAAACTTTAAATTCATTAAACAAATACACTAAGAAAGAAAAATTAGAAATAATTAGTAAGTTCTCTACTAAATTAGAGAGCGAAGAGTTAATCAACGAATTAACTGAAAAAGTAGATGATTTATCTGTAGAAGAGATTAAGTCTGAATTAGGACAAGCTCTTGTTGAAGAACAATTATCTGCTGAAGCTGACGCTGCTGAAGAAACAGACACTGAAGCTAATTTTAGTCTAAATATTAATATTGCAGACAATAGTTTAGGAAACAGTGCTTGGGATTTAGTTAAACGTCATAAAGCAAACAAATAATTAGGAGGTACATTAATATGGCAAACTTTATCGCAAAAAGTC